GACGCTGTCCTCGTGAACCCACCGCCGACGCTGCTAACCAACCCGTCCGGCGTCGTCCTCACCGACGTTTGGTACGCGCAGCTCGCGTTCTCGTTGGCGACCGACGGCAACGCTTTCGGTCAGATCGCCGGTTACGACCGGGCCGGGTGGCCAACCGTCATCGACTGGCTAGACCCATACACCGTCACCGAACGCAAAGTCGTTGGCGGTAAGTCGATTGTCACGATTGACCATAAGCAGCGGGCACTGTTCCCCTTCGGCGATATCTGCCACATTCCCGGCAAGATGGTGCGTCCCGGTAGCCCGTTCGGTCTGTCGCTCGTCGACTACGCGAACAAGAACATCGGCACGTCGCTCGCCGCCGAGGATTTCTCGTTCCAGTTCTTCAACGGTGGCGGCCATCCGACCGGGATGATCTTTTCCGATCAGGTTTTGACGGGTGAGCAGGCTTCGCAGATTAAGAGCGCTTATCGGAAAGCGACGTCTGATAGTCGTGAGCCGGCGGTGTTCGGTTCCGGGTTGAAGTATCAGGAGGTTCGGCTCGACTCGAACGAGACACAGTTCATTCAGCTGATGCAGTTCGAGGTTTCGCAGGCGTGCCGGGTGTGGGGTGTGCCCCCGTCGATGGTGTACGCCGCGGTTTCGGGGCAGAACGTCACCTACGCCAACGTCACCGATTACGACCTCGGGTTCTTGAAGAACACGCTTGACGGCTACCTCCACCGGATGGAGAACGCTCTTACGTCGTGGCTGCCCCGCCCGCAGTCCGCTCGAGCGGATCGTGACGCCATCCTCCGCTCGGATGCGAAGACGCGGGCAGACATCGCCGATGTGCGGATCCGTAACGGTTCGCTGAGCCGCAACGAGTACCGGAAGACCGAGGGTGAGGCTCCGATTCCCGGTCCGATCGGTGATCAGTATTGCTGGCCTCCGGTTCACACCGCGCTTGCGAACCTCGAGCTCGAGGTTCCTGTCGATCCGGCCGCTTTGGAAACTGCGAAGATCGTTGCGAAGGATCAACCGTCGAAGGGCAGCAATGGCAACACGCCGGCCCCGGCCGGTGTTGGAGGTAAGTGATGGCCAAGTACGACGCTGCGCAACTTTCGAAGATGGCCGATGCTGGGGAAGCGATGCCGGACGGGTCGTACCCGATCGGCGACGCCGAGGATTTGGGCAACGCGATTCATGCTGTCGGTAGGGGTGGGGCAGATCACGACGCCATCCGGCGTCACATCATTAAACGAGCGAAAGCCCTGGGCCTTATGGACAAGATCCCCGACAACTGGAATGCGGACGGTTCGACGATGGGGATGAGCTCGGCGGAGCTGCCCCGTGACAACCTGATCCGGGCCATGCTCGCCCCAGGCGCGGTTGACGCCTCCGCAGACGGTCGAACCCTGTACGGACATTTCGCCGTGTTCGACACGCCGACCGAGATCAACTCGGCATATGAGGGTCGGTTCATGGAACGCATCGCCCCCGGAGCGTTTATGCGGACACTCGCGAAGCAGGGTGACAAGGTGAAGGTGTTGTACGACCACGGCCAGGACCCGAGCATCGGTAACAAGCCACTCGGTGTCGTCCGTTCGCTTCGCGAGGACACCGTCGGTGTTGCCTACGAGGTCGGCCTGTTCGATAACACGTCGTACGTTGCCGATCTGCTCCCCGGACTCCGTGCCGGCGCTTACGGTTCGTCGTTCCGGTTCCGTGTCGTCGACGATACGATCGACGATGAGTCGGTGGTGACGGATTGGAACCCGAACGGGCTCCCTGTGCGCACGGTCACCGATGTTGACCTGTACGAGTTCGGTCCGGTGACGTTCCCCGCCTATCCCGATGCGACCGCCGGTGTGCGCAGCCTCACCGACACGTTCGCTGACCGTTTGCTGCGCGACCCTCTGTTCTTGGCCAGGTTCACTGAACGGGCCGGGACTAAGGGTCGAGAGTTTATTGAAACCCTCCGAGAGTTGCCGGCAGCGCCGCAACCCGAAGAGGAAGAAGAAGAAGAAGTACGGGCCGCGTCCGGCAGCGCCGACGAGGGCAACGACAGTAAGACCCGGAGGATGGCTGCTCACCAGCAGGCGACCGACGGGTTTCTTTCATCCCTCTCACGCTTCAAGGAGCATCGCAATGCCTGACAATTCGACGGGGATCGATCCCCTCGCCTACGTCCTGACCAGGATGCAGGAAATGAAGCCTCGTTACGACGAGCTCGCTAACAAGGACACCCTCACCGACGAGGAACGCACCGAATATGTGCGCACCAAGGCGGACTGGGACAGCCTCGACGAGCGTCGCCGCGACGTCGAAGAGCGCCAGAACCGCGCTCTCGCCGCCTCGAGCATCAACTTCACGGTCAATCGCAACCCGGACCCGTTTGACTCCGACCTCAAGGTGTCCCGCAACCAGGCCCTCGGGCTTGGCAAGGGTGCCGTCGAGAAGATGCAAAACAAGTTTGCGTCCCGCGAACAGGCTGAGCAGATCACTAGGCTCATTGAGCGTGGCGGATCGGTTGGCGAAACTGCCGCACGGCTTGCCGTGACGACCGGTTCCGACGAGTACCGCGAGTCGTACTGGGGTGCCATGACCGGTCGCGCCTTCAATCAGCGGGTCTTGGACCGGGCTCTTGACGAGTACCGTGCCATGACCGCAGGTACGGGCGCATCAGGCGGGTACATGGTGCCGCTCTATATGGACCCGTCATTCAGCGTGACGGGCACGGGTGCGTATAACCCGATTCGTGACGTGGCCACGGTGAAGCAGATCACGACTCTCACCTACAACGGTTCGAACGCGGCGCAGGTCACCGCAGCGATCCTCGGTGAGAACGTGGCCTACTCGGATAACACGCCGACCGTCGCCCAGATCCAGCTTCCCACCTACAAGTACGGCGCCTACATCCCCGCCAGCTTCGAAGCGTTCGAGGACATCGACACGCTCGCATCTGACGTCGCGATGCTGTTCTCAGACGCCAAGTACAACTTGGAGGCAACCCAGTTCGAGACCGGTTCCGGTTCCGCCCCGCACGGCGTTGTCACCGACGTCACCGCGATCACCGCTTCCCGTGTCGCTCCGGCGACCGGCGGCACGTTCGTAGTCGGCGACCTCTACAAGGTCCACTCCGCTCTACCGCCCCGGTACCGGCGTGGCCCTTCCCAGAACCGGGCTTGGAGCATGTCGGTGAACATCATCGACACTGTCCGCCAGTTCGCCACCGCGAACAACTACCACGCCTTCTTGACGGACTTGTCGAACGGGCAGCCCCCGCAGCTCCTCGGCGACTCCCTCATCGAGGCGTCGACAATGTCGACGTCGGTCACCACCGGTCAGAACATTCTGCTCTTCGGGGATTTCTCGAAGTTCCTGATCATCGACCGGGTTGGCGTGTCGACCGAGTTCATCCCCAACGTGTTCGATCAGGCTTCCGGCCGGCCTTCGGGCACCCGGGCCTGGCTGATGCATTGGCGGTTCGGAAGCGGCATCGCTGACGCCAACGCGTTCCGCGTTCTGCTCCTCTGACAGTGCAATAATGGGTTCAATCCTCCCCGCCTTTCCGGTGCCCTCGAGCGCGCCGGGAATGGCGGGGCTTATCTAAGGGAGCCTCGTGACAAAGAAGGCGTTTCAGTCGTTCGCCAAGAACGGACCCGATGGCGTCATCGTCGTCGTCTCCGAGGACGACGCGTTCGCTGACGATCATCCGTTCGTCAAGAAGTGGCCGGAAATGTTCGGCGAACTCGAGGACGTGATCACGATCACGCCGAAGCCGTCGAAGCCGCCGGTGGTGGAGCAGGCGACCGCGGCGCCAGGTGAGCTGCGACGGGGTCCTGGGCGGCCCCGCAAGGAGAGCTACGACCAGTGACCAAGGTTGTGGTGGCGTTCTGCCACCGATCCAACGCGACAACCCCACAGTTTCAACGTTGCCTGCGCATGGTGTTGATGCGTGACGCGGCGACAAGCCGGCATGTGATCGCCGAGCTCGACAAGGAATCGTCGGCGAACATCGCGACGGCACGCTGCGAGATCGTCACCGAGTTCCTAGCCCATCCAGCCAAGCCTGAGTGGTTGTGGCTGATCGACGATGACATGACGTTCGACGACGGGATCCTCGAGCGGCTTCTTGCTACGGCTCATTTCAAGGCACGTCCGATCGTCGGCGGGCTGTGTTTCGGTGTGCGGCCGGTGAAGGATGAGCAGGGCCGGGAACGGTTCAACGGGTGCCTTGGCACGCCGCTCGAGTTGTTCCCCACGATCTACACGCTTGACGAGAAAGGGGCGATGCTCCACTGGATGGGTTACCCGGCTGACAGTGTCGTCCAAGTTCATTCGACCGGTGCGGCATGCCTACTGGTTCACCGGTCAGTGCTGGCGGACTCACGTTGGAAAGACGACGGGCATCCCCAGCCCTGGTTCCGCGAATCGGTGCTGAACGGCAAGGTTTGTTCGGAGGATCATTTCTTCTGCATCAAGGCAGGGAAGTTGGGCTATCCGGTCCATTTGGACACGGCGGCGAAGACGGGGCATGTGAAGACGTTTGTGGCTGATGAGGATCTGTACCTGGCACAGCAGGCCGCCCGACACGTCGAGGTGTCGGCGTGAAGGTCAACCTTGGCGCCGGCCGTCGGCCCATGGACGGATGGGTAAACGTCGACTGTGTCCCCCTTCCCGGCATCGACGTCGTCGCCAACCTCGACGACCCCGACAAAGTTGAGCTCCCGTGGGACGATGATTCGGTCGACGAGTTCGCCATCATCCACACCCTCGAACACATCGCCCATCCGTTGCCGCTCATGCAGGAACTCTGGCGGGCAGCGAAACCGGCGGCGAAAATCACGATCGCCTGCCCCTACGGTTCATCCGATGATGCGTGGGAAGACCCGACCCATGTTCGTGCCATGTTTCTTCGCTCGTTCGACTACTTCGGACAGCCCTTCTACCACCGGGCGCAGTACAATACTACGCGTGCCGTTGATGTGTTCGGTCAGCCAGTGCACCCGTCCGTTCTATGCCCGTGGCATGTGCAGAGCGCACTACAAGCAAATCACGGGCCGGGGATGGACCGGGCCGATTCGAGCAAAGAGAGCGAATGGGGACGCCCGCTTCTGGAAGGGTGGATACATCAGCGTTTCGGATCCACGGGAGCCTGGCGCCACGATCCCCGAGCACAGGTACGTAATGGAGATCGAGATCGGACGTCGGCTGTATCCCTGGGAGTCAGTGCATCACAAGAACGGGGTGGTGGACGACAATCGGATCGCCAACCTCGAACTATGGGCCAAACCTCAACCGTCGGGGCAGCGCTTGTCGGATCTCCTGGTCTGGATTACGGAG